TGAATGCGTGGTATTGTAAAAACGGAAACGCGTGCAAGGCTAATTAATTTAAAGAAGCGTTTGGTCATAAAAAGCTATCTAAAAATTCACGATTGGTCAACCGTTTGCTCTCTCCAAATTTATTTTTAAACAAAATCAAGATAATGTCGTTGATTTTGGCAACATTGGCCGTATCCAACCGGTGCACCTCGCCCGTTTTTAAATTTAGGAGCGTGTACGTGGTCGTCCCCTCATCCCCTGCACCCCCCGTCGACGACTCCATGTCCATCCACGCGTACACCACCAGCTGTAAAAAATGCTCCAATGTCAACGCATCCACGCATTTAATCTCGTACAAACAATCCCCTTGAAATGCGTCAATACGTCCCGACAACTGAATGACGCCGTATTCATTATAATCCGTGCACTCGTAAAAAACAGGCACCTCAAACTCGATCGGTATATCGCGTGCACCCAACTCGCGGTACAGCAACCGATGGCAATCGTCCACCATTTTATCCGTCAACCACGAGACGTCATCGATTTGCGCCAAATTGTTCAAAACGCCGTGTTGCAACGAGGTGTACAATAAGGCATATTGAATGTACCGCTTTATAACGGACTGTGACGAGCCGGTGGCAGTTTTCTCAATTTTGTCGTAATACGCCCTCAAATAATGAGATTTCTTACTCCGCATATGTTCATCGACATAGTCCACAATGCTTGACCGGCCCAACGTTTCGCTTTCGTAAATGCTTGGAATCACCAACCCGTTGATTTCCGCCACACTTTCGACCGTTTGGCCCATCTGCAACTTGTCCGGCAAATCGACCAGATACTGCCTTTTTTGGTCCATCACAAACAGCTGTTCCACCAAGGTCGTGAGTGAAAGTAAATACTTGTCTTTTACAAATTTCAATAAATCCGTCACCGACGTCTGGTGGATCTCGTCGTCTTCTGGTTTGCTGTCCTTGACACCCACGCCCTCATAAAACACCTCGTGGACGTCAATGTACGACCGCGTTTTCAAGTCCGCCAATGGGGACAAAAACGGCAACGGCTCGCTTTTAAAACTTTCCAACACAATCAAGGTCTCCGACGACCGTGTCAGGGCCACATACAGGGCGTTTGAGCACACACTCATATTACAGTCACGGGCATAAAACGTGAAATACGACAGGTCGAAATGGTAGACAATCACGCATTTGCGTTCGCGCCCTTTGGCTTGGTGAAATGTGCAAAACACCACTTTGCCGTCGATGATCTCATCGTCCAGACGTGTGTCTTCCGACGTCGGGTAATAACACGGCACGCCTTGCTTGACCAAAATGTTTTCAAGCCATTTGGTGTGTTTGCCTTTCAACGACGGCGTTAAAATGAAAATGTCGTGGGGCTTGTACGGTTGCATCTTGGACAGCAGCAACGTGCAATGGCTGATATGACACGGGTCGCACCGGATGTAGCAGACCGGCGGGCCGTCTTTGACCGTTTGCATCCGGTTTTCGCCCAAGACGTCGCGATTTAAAAACGAGGCGATGGGATGCGTCAGGCGATACGAGGTTGATAATGGCAAGGTCACAAACGGGCGATTCCAAATACGATCGGCAAATGTCAGAAAACGGGCATCGGTGCCCTTGAATTCGTAGATGCTTTGGTACCGGTCCCCCAGCACGATCAAGGTAGGAAACACGGGCAAAAACCCAATCGTGTATTTCATAAAATCAAAGTACAGTTTGGTCTGGTCTTGGGTCTCATCGAGACACACGATGTCGTAGGCAAGGGCATTCTTGGGCGTCATTTTGTCGGATAAAATCATATCAAAAATATGGTCGTCGTAGCCATCGACATCAAAACAGGCGCGGGCAAAGCTATGGTAGGTGTGAATGAGGAGATTGTCAAGGCCTTTGGCTTTTTGCCGGACTTCGTCCTTTAGAGACTTGTTGTAGGTCACTTGTAAAATGGAGACATCTGGCAAGGTGCGCGCCATCTCTAAAATCGTGGTGGTTTTTCCGGAGCCGGCGATGGCTTCCACGAGGATGTTGTGGCATTGCCGTGCGGCATCGATGATGGCAAGTTGTTCGGGGGATGGAGAGACTGTTGTTATCATTTTATTTATTTGTTTTTAGAGACAACTTCTTTCTTTATTCCTACTTTTATCTTTATATATCTTTATATCTTATCTAAAAAGTAAGATATAATTTCTTAAATTATAAATTCTAATAAAGATAATGGCAAAAGCTGAATTATCAGAAATAGAAATAGATATGAATAGTGTAACTACATTGGAAGACTTTAAACGCCTTGTAGATAAAAATTTTTATTTTATAATGTTTATTATAGTAAATAAGTATAAATATGAGTATAAATGTAAATACGATAAAGACGACGAAGGGGTGCATTTTTTAAGTGAGAATGAAGAGCCTTTTTTATCTCTAGATTTTAAAGGCTTTGTGTGTATTCAAATTACTGGCTTGAGATTCAAGACAATAGAACATCTTAGGCCTCTTGGTACAACATTTTATTTACAAACATTTTTTTACAGAATGGTAAAAATCGAAAAATTTTATATAACAGATCATGCAAATGTTACGTGTAAAAATAAAGATAAAGATAGAACAGAATATAAAGCACTTTTATATAGATTATTTGCAACCGAGAAGCCTCTTTACGAGCTGTCAATTTATTATAAATATTTTACAAAAATTACATTCTATTTAAATGTCGATAGATTAGATCTTGAAGACTTATTGGTAAAATACAGATTATTAAACCATGCAATCCCTAAAGATTTTATGGATACACAAGACTGTTCTGAAAATGCCAAACTATTAAACGAACTGTTCAAAACATGGATAAGAACTAAACCAGAATTTCAAACTTTTTATAACATATTATCATACTGTTCTGTAGAAACAAAAGATTCGATTTATTATCCATGTTGCAAAACCTGTAATGGATTATCTTGCGATAGACAGGGGCATTTAGATAAAAGTAAACAATCCCTATTCAAGAGCAGAAATGCACGAAAAATTAAATCTAAAAGGCGCAGATCAAAACTAAAAAACACGCGACGGGTTAAAAAGTCTAAAAGTATTACTAAAAAGCCAAAGCGCGGTTCCGCCCACGGTCAGCAAATCTGACGCCTGCGAAGCAGGCACGCGTCATGGAACCCCTCGTTGAACTCCGCCGTGAGGGGGCGGGACCCCTCTTTAAAATCCGTCGTGCGGGGACGGGACCCCGCTTTAAAGTGGTCTAAAAAAATAATCATATGTAGACAACTACATATGATAAATGACAATCAATCAAATGAACACGACAATAGACAGCTCTGTGCGTCCTGTTCCACGCGTCTCGCCCCTGATGCGCCTCCCTCCGACGACCATATCACCCTATGGCATTTCAACCCTTACGTCCACGACACCTATGCCGGCCTAAAAAGTGCCCTCACTGATTTTATCAATAATGCGTCGCCCATATCGCCAGCGTTTTACAACACCTATAACGAAGACGGGTACACCTACGCCCAATGGCAAATTTACTATTTGTCCCGAAACGTCTTTAAATTTCGCCAACACCATCGCCCCACCTTGTGGCTCTTTCAAATCCTCTCACGCCACCCATTCTTTCGCGACATGATACGCCAAGGCTCACGCGACGATCCCGCCTACCACACGCTTCTCCATTTCTCCAAATACACCGAAAAAGTCGGCCATCTTCAACGTCATATGATCGACTTGTTGGTGTCCAACGGGCTCAGTATGGACGACGAAGACGCCGAGGGTATCTCCGCGCGTCTGTACCTCTTGCAAAAACAAATGCATCCCGACGATATCAAGCGCGCCAATCAGCTGACACGGGCCTATAAAAAAATGGAAGACGCCTTGTTTGACCGCATTAAGGACCAATTAAGACTATGTGATATCTGTCAAGAACCGGTTGCCAAATACGAGGACTTAACAACGGTAGTGCAGTCACAAAAGGTTGAGATTAGCAACACAGAATTAGCCCAGATTATGCAGTACCGCGACGAGTGTAATATGATATACAGATTATATGGAGACCACCACAACGCATCGATCCAACGCCATCAGTATATTGTGGATATTTATCAGGGGCTCCTAAGCGCGGTTCCGCCCGCGCGCGACGGAGTTCAATGAGGGGTCCCGCCCCCTCACGGCGGAGTTTAATGCGCCTGCTTCGCAGGGGGGGTTCGCTTTGGGGGTACGGCCCTTTTCCAAAGGGCTGTTGAGCGGTCCCGCCCACAGTCAGCAAAGCTTCCGCCTGCGAAGCAGGCATTCACGGCAGAGTTTAAGAACAAAGAAACCTATGAAAGATACAAAAGACGATTTTTAAACTATTTTTGAGTTTATTTTTTAACACTAATTTAAAAATAAATATAACAATTTAGACAAAATATAAAATGCAATGTAAAAAGCAGAATTGTTCTAATTTATCTATTCCACGATCTAAATATTGCATTTTACATAAATCATCAAAAAAAATATGCATAGAGTCTGGATGTAAGAAATATGCTCAAGGTAAATCTAAAAAGTGTATAGAACATGGGGGAGGAAAAAGATGCACTGAAGTTGGGTGTAACAAAAGCTCACAGGGTAAATCTGACAAGTGTATAGAACATGGGGGAGGAAAAAGATGCATCGAGCCTGGATGTAACAAAAGCTCACAGGGTAAATCTGACAAGTGTAAAGGACATGGGGGAGGAAATAGATGTACTGAAATTGGATGTAAGAAAAGTGCAGTGGGAAAAACATACAAGTGTGTAGAACATGGGGGAGGAAAAAGATGCATTGAATCTGGGTGTAAGAAAAGTGCAGTAGGAAAAACAGATAAGTGCGTAGAACATGGGGGAGGAAAAAGATGTATTGAATCTGGGTGCAACAAGAGTACTATTGGAAAATCAGAAAAATGTATACAACACGGGGGAGGGCCTAGATGCATTGAATCTGGATGCAAAAAGGGTGCTCAAGATAAATCCGACAAATGTATACAACATGGAGGAGGTACAAGGTGTACCGAATCCGGATGCAAGAAGGGGGCTAAAGGTAAATCCGAGAAATGTATAGAACATGGGGGAGGTACAAGATGTACTGAAGTTGGTTGCAAGAAGAGTGTACAAGGTAAATCAGACAAATGTGTAGAACATGGGGGAGGAAAAAGATGCATTGAATATGGTTGCAAGAAGAGTGCAATTTGTAAATCAGAAAAATGTGTAGAACATGGGGGAGGAAAAAGATGCATGGAATATGATTGCAAGAAGAGTGCACTAGGGAAAACTGATAAGTGTGTAGAACACGGGGGAGGAAAAAGATGCATGGAATATGATTGTAAGAAAAGTGCAGTAGGAAAAACTGAAAAATGTATAGAACATGGTGGAGGAAAAAGGTGTCCTCATTGTATTGACTGGATTGATTCAAGAAGTGGATGTTCTAAATATGACGGATATTGTTCAACATGCTTTAAGAGACTTTTTCCAGAAGATCCGCGTTCTTTAATGATCTACCAACATACAAAAGAAATCCAAATTCGAAATGCGATAACAGAAGCTTCTAGTATAAACAAAAAATTTAAAGGATTTATACATGACATACCTCTTTATACGGGTAATTGTGACTGTACACATCGTCGTAGAGTTGATCATCGCAAATTAATAGGAAATACAATGTTGGCGATAGAGACAGATGAACATGCACACAGAGGATATGACAAAAAAGATGAAGAAATACGATATGATGATTTATATATGATTCATAGTGGAAAATGGATATTTATCCGTTTTAATCCAGATAGAACAATATTACAAAAGACTAATATAGAAGATCGTATTATAGTACTACTAGATACAATAGAAAAACAAATAGAAAGAATTGATTTAGAAGAAAATCAAGATTTAGTAGAAATTATAAAATTATTCTATTGAAATATCTATAAGTTATTTTCTAGTTTCTTGTAAAATATATGAAAATTTAAAAATCCAACACCCACATTTAATGAGTGTGTAGAAAATAAGTTTTGTTGGAAATATTTTCATGAAAATAAAATCTATTTTTTATTTTCAGTTTGATTTCAGGATCATCTAAAAATCTTAAAAAATGTTAAAAAAATTAAATCCATAAAAATAAATTTATTTGTTACTTTTTGTTGGTTTTTGTTACTTTTTGTTGGTTTGTTACCCTTTTTACAGGTCGATTTGTTACTTTTTGTTACTTTTTGTTGGTTTTTGTTACTTTTATTTAAAGATTTATTATAGTATAAAATATTCTAAAATATAAAATGGAAAAAGAAATGGAAATCGAAATCGAAAAAATAAACAACCAATGCGTTTTTTGCCTGTATATTTTTAAAGACAAATATACATTGAAAAATCATATATTGAAAAGTAAAATGTATAAAAAATCGAGGTTTTAGATGTAAATCATGTCATATTTTATTTACAAAAAATAGTGACCTTGATTCACATTTGTTAGAATGTAAAGATTATATTATACAAAACTTGAAAAATGAAATAGTTGAAAAATCCAGTTTGATCAATGAATTAAATGCAAAAGTAAGTATGATGGATAAAATCAAAGAAAGTTACGAGCGCATTGCCAAGGAAGCCGTCTCGCGTCCCACAACCACCAACCACACCATCAACCACATCCGCAACAACCTATCAATGACATACACGCTTGATACACTAAAAGAAGACGAACTGGTCGACCTGTTTCGTGAAAATCTCACTGAAAAGGTTTTTATGAGCGGCCAAAAAGGCCTTGCAAAGCTGTGCACCGACAAAATCATCAACACCAAAGACTCGAAAAAGCTGCTATGCTGTACCGATGCCACACGCAAAAAGTTTAAATATATGGACAAAAGCGGGAATATGATTGAGGATATTGAGGCCCGCACGTTTGTAAACAAAATGACCAAACCGATCCGCGAAGTCGGTCAACAAATTTACGATTCAATGCTATCGGCCATCGACGACGAACGCGACCATATCCAAGAGAGCGATTACGGCAAAAAGGACCGGTTAACAACCCAGACGTTTCAGGTGATGGACCGGTATCGCGACATTATCAATATTGATGACCCCAAATACAATACAGAGTTTACAAGCGAACTGGCGATACTAAACAAGTAGTTGAGGGAGGGGGCGGAACCCCTCACAACGGGTTAAAAGAGGGGCATCCTCCCAGAGGAAGCAAAGCTTCCGCCTGCGACGGGTTGAGTTTCTCATTAAAGGGCTCTTTTAATCTGACAGGCGCGACAAAATTAGGTTTGAGGAAACTATTTTCGCAAAAAGCAAAGTTTAAATACCAACAAAAATGAGCCGTGAAAAGACGCCTAAAAAGACGCCTAAAAAGACGCCTAAAAAGACGCCTAAAAAGACGCCTAAAAAGACGCCTAAAAAGTCTTCTAAAAAGACGCCTAAAAAGTCGTCTAAAAAGTCGTCTAAAAAGTCGTCTAAAAAGTCGTCTAAAAAGTCGTCTAAAAAGTCTTGTAATATTTATTAATATTATTTATTAATAAATAAATGGAAGAAGAAAAGACTCCTCCAGAACCTATAAAAATATTTGATTGCACTGATAGAGATTTTGATACATTTTATGAAAAGATTAAAGACTTAAAAACAACTCGTGTTGATATTGGTGAATATTTAGCAAATGGATCTTATGGCATCGTAACACAAACAAAAGATTCAGTTTTTAAAATTTTAATGAATTTTATAGGCAAATCAAAAGATATTGAAAGTTTCATTAGAGAAATTTTTATAACAAATTTATTATTTTGTTTAGAAAATGAACGTCTAGGTCCAGGTCTACCAAATCCTTTTGTATCTGTAAAAAGTGTATATAAATTTACAGATACAGCCAAAATGGAAGAATTTAAAGGCAATTTACGTGAATATCAGCAAAAAACTTTTGATACAACATCACCTGTTATTGGATATGAAATGGATCATGCAGGCATATCTATGTTTGATTTTTTAAAATATAAACATGATGTCGAGTGTGGGTGTGGCGATAAGTTAAAATGTGATATATATACAGGTCTAGAAATTGCCTTTATTATAAAATTGGCAGAATTAATAGACTACTTGCAAGAAAAATATCAATTTGTACACGGAGATCTTTCATCTGGAAATGTAATGGTAAAAGATGGTAATATTATGTTTATTGATGTTGGTAACGCATTTGTAGAAATTGATAGTAAAAAAATGAAATGTGATACGTGCTTACATCCTGCAACATGTTTTAATGATCGTCGTGATCTTTTCAGATTTTTATTAGACTTGGGATTTCCTAACTCTAAAATATCAATTAAATTAAATAAGTTTATAAGATCTTTAATAACAGAAGAGGACGCAAAACAGTTTAAATTAAAAGATAAGAAGGCAACACAAGATTTTGTGGATGTTTTGTATAATGATGAAAAATATGGCGATGAGCTTTGTTTGAATTTTAAACCTGAAAACATAATAAAATTATTTACAAATTTTAAAGATGAAAATTTACAAATGCCACCTGTATCCGTAGAGTCAAAGGCGGTAATACAGCCACCTGCGCTATCAGCATCCATAAAGCCAAAGGCAGTATTACTGCCACCGCCACCTGCGCTATCACCTGTAGATAAACAATATTGCTGTAGGTGTATGTTTAAGTCGTCTAAAAAGTCTTCTAAAAAGTCTTCTAAAAAGTCTTCTAAAAAGTCTTCTAAAAAGTCTTCTAAAAAGTCGTCTAAAAAGTCTTCTAAAAAGTCTTCTAAAAAGTCTTCTAAAAAGTCGTCTAAAAAGTCGCCTAAAAAGTCGCCTAAAAAGTCGCCTAAAAAGCCGTCTAAAATAAAGACACGCATATAGGTTGTCAGACCATTTTAATCCGTCGTGAGGGGACGGGACCCCTCTACAAAGAGGTTGTCAGGCCATTTTAATCCGTCGTGAGGGGACGGGACCCCTCTAAGAGGTTGTCAGGCCATTTTAATCCGTCGTGAGGGGACGGGACCCCTCTGCAAAAAGGTTGTCAGGCCATTTTAATCCGTCGTGAGGGGACGGGACCCCTCTAAGAGGTTGTCAGACCATTTTAATCCGTCGTGAGGGGACGGGACCCCTCTGTATAACAATTTTTATATGGGCGACAGCTAGCTTTTTGAGAAAATCCCATCTTTCGACACGGAGTTTTTTTACAGTATTTTTTAGACATTTTTCGAGGGGACTTGAACTTTTTCACAGACTTTAAGGACTTTCGTAACGGGGACTTTCGTAACGGGGACTTTCGTATGAGTGACTTTCGTATAGATTTTGCCATCTTTTATTTTAGACTAAAAAATATATCTTCATCTAAATAAAAATGAATGACAAAACAGGATTATCACTTATTTTAGTAGTGATATTAGCGGCTGCTATAGTATACTTTGTTTTCTATTATAAAAAATGTCCAAACTGCACTAGTTGCCCACGCTGTCCTACACTTCCTACAAAATATTTGCCTACACCGCAGCAAACCTTTCCTATAGGTACACAAAGAGCTATTGTTCCAGATAATTGCATCAGTTCTTATTCTCAACTAGTTTTAGAGTCACTTCAACCTCCCCTTAAAAAAGGACAATACCTAGCAGCTGAAGACAAGTGTGAAGATGGAGATATTGGTCCTGTCAACAATTATTGCGAGAATAATGGAGGTTTAGTGGCACAGTTTGTGACTGGTACACAAGACCAAGATGGATTGTGTGCAAAAACTTTTGGTATAGGAAAAAGCGGGCAAATATATAATATGCAACAGTAATAGTTAACGTTTTTGGTACGGCTTTTTCATAAAAGCCGTTTTAAAATGAAAAACTTACTTTAAATTAAATAATGAAGCTTATCTTGGAATACGTTTGGCTGGACGGCCATCTCCATCTGCGCTCCAAATACAAAACCATCGACTGGCAACTTTCACGTGATTTTGCCCTAGAAGACGTCCCC